CACAAAAGAAAAAGAAAATCTAGAAAACGGTTTGGACTCTTTTTTAGGTGTAGACACTGAAAAAGAATGTGTTGGTGACGAATGCCTTATTAATGATGGAAAAGAAATTGTTGAAAGAGTAGATAAAGTTTACAAGACAAATGATGGTAGACAATTATTAATGTAATAGAAATGAATAAGAAAGAATTAATATCTGAAGAATTAAAACGACACTTACAATTATTGGAGTATACTTTTTATGTACCCGAAGAAACTAAGGACGAAGATGCGGACTTATTGTTTGATGGGATATTAAATGAACAAGATCCACCAGAAGGTGCTGAAGATCCATTTGCTGATGATACTGCCACACCTGCACCTGAAGATCCATTTGCTGATGATACTACAACACCATCAGGTGAAGTAACGTTAGACGATGATACTGTAGAAGATGTAGAAGGTGGTATGGTAACTGACCCATTTGAGGGTGATGATGGTGTAGAAATTGAAGATGAGGTTGGAGAAGAGACTGTAGAGGTTGATGTAACAGATATAGTTGATAAAACTGAAGCAACTAAAGACTCCGTTGATGGTGTAAGCACTAAAATGGATGATTTATTATCTAAACTATCTGATTTAGAGTCAAAAATAGGTGGTATGGATCAAGTAATTAGTAAAATAGATGACTTAGAAAAAGAAATTGAAAAAAGAAACCCTACCCCAGTAGAAAGGTTGGAGATGAGATCAATGAATTCTTTCCCATATAGTGTTAAATTAACTGATTTTTGGAGTGAACAAGAAGGTTATGAAGCAGCGGAAGAGGAAGAAGAGGAATTCGTCTTAACTCAAAGTGATATTGATAACTTTGATCAAAAGGAAATACGATCATCATTCAACCCAAAGGATGAAGAGGGAGAATAATAATTAAAAATTTTACACATAGATATTGACTTTTTAAAGTTTTATTAGTATATTTGTCTAATAAACATTTAAAAAAATATTTAAGATGAGTAAAAATTTAGACGCAATACTTTCACAGTACGAAAAGAATAGTGAAAGTATGTCAAAACCAAAAGTCTCTAGTGAAGAAAGACTTAAAAAGTATTTCACAGAGAAACTCCAAAAAGGGGTAAGAAACCAAACTAAAACTTTTAGAATATTACCTTCTAGTTTAAGTGAAGGTGGATTCACCGAAGCTTTCTTTCATGAAAAAGAAGTGAACGGTACGTATCCTAAAACATATTGTCCTAAAAAGAACGATGATGGTCATTGTCCTATGTGTGATGCTAGAGAAGCCTTATTAGAGGATGGTTCAGACAAAGCTAAGGAGTTAGCTAAAGGATTGAATCCACGTAAATGGTACGTATTAAAAGGTATCGATAGGGATAATGAATCTGATGGTGTAAAATTCTGGAGATTTAAACACAAATGGACTGGTGATGGTGTTATGGATAAACTAATCCCACTTTTCAAAATTAAAGGTGATATTACTGACCCCAGAGAAGGTAGAGATGTAATCATTGTATCGGGTAGAAACGATAAAGGACATTCAGTTGTTAATTCTATTATGTGTGATGATGTAACACTACTTACTGAAGACACTACTAACGCTAAAGAGTGGTTAGCAAACCAAGAAACATATAAAGATGTTTACGCTAAGAAGTCGTTGGAGTATTTGGAAATCATTGCTACCAATAAGACACCAATATGGGATTCAGAACAAAAGATTTATGTTGCTGAAGAAGATAAAGAAGAAGCTGAATCTGCTTCATTGGAAAAAGAAATTTCATTTATGTCAAATACATCAAACGATACAGAAAAAGAAGATGTAGTAGTTACAAGTTTGGATTCTGATGATTCAGATGAAGATGAACTTCCTTTTTAATAAATATTATGGCTAAGAAACCTTTAAAGAAAAAAACGTCTGATTTTTCGTCTATAAGGAAAAAGTTTTCCTCCTCTGAAAAGTACAAAGAACAAAAGTACTTGGATTTGGGGGAAGCCTTCCATAAGGCGACAGGAATACCTGGACCAGCATTGGGTCAAATCAATATGTTGTTAGGACATTCGGACACAGGAAAAACAACCGCACTAATACAAGCTGCGGTAGATGCACAGAAAAAAGGTATCCTACCTATTTTCATTATTACGGAACAGAAATTCAGTTTTGAACACGCCAAACAAATGGGGTTAAAAACTGATTATGTTGAAGGAGTTGATGAAGAGACTGGTGAGGTTACTGGTTATTGGGATGGATTTTTGTTATATAAATTAGGTTTCGACTATATTGAACAAGCCTTTGAATATGTAACAGAAGTGTTAGATGGTCAAAAAAATGGGGAGATACCTCATGATATCTTATTTTGTTGGGATTCAGTAGGTACAATACCTTGTAAAATGAGTTTCGATGGAAAAGGTGGTAATCAACATACTGCTAGAACTATTTCTGAAAAGTGGGGTATGGGTCAAGCTCAAAGGATCACTTCATCAAGGAAAGAATCTTCCCCATATACTAATACAATGGTTTTTGTTAACCAACCATGGGTGGAATTACCAGATAATTCATTTGGACAACCCAAGATACAACCGAAAGGTGGACAATCAATATATTTATCCTGTGCTTTAGTATTCTTATTTGGGAATCAAAAAAGTGCTGGAGTTTCAAAACTATCTGCCACTAATAAAGGTAGAAAAGTGAATTTCGCTATTAGAACTAAAGTTGGTATCCATAAAAACCATATGAATGGATTGGGATATGCTGATTGTAGAATATTGGCGACTACACATGGGTTCATTGAAGATGATAAAAAATATATTGACTTATATAAAGCTGAACAGAAAGATTATTGGTCTGAGATATTCGAAAATGTTGGAGATGGTATTATGGAGTTTGAGATTGAAGATGATGAAACATTCATTGAAACACCTGTAGACTATTCTGATAATTGATTTATTAACCCAGTAAGATATGTTCAGTGAAAATACCCAATAGAAAAAAAACTTACACCCATACTTTAATAGTAGATGGTGATTCGTTATTAAAAACCGCCTATTTTGGTGCTAAGAACCTTTATCATAAGGATGTCCATATAGGCGGTATTTTCCAATTTCTTACAATGTTACGTAAAGTAATAAAAGAATACCGTTTTGATAGGGTATATGTCTTCTGGGATGGAAGATTTAGTGGAAGATTAAGGTATGACTTATATAAAGAGTATAAGTCTAACAGAGGTAAGGACTTCTATAATGAAACACCACCTTCCGATCCAGAGTTATACCTCCAAAAAGAAAGGGTGATGGGTTATTGTGAAGAACTATTCATTCGACAGTATAAGGATGAAATCATTGAAGCTGATGATTCCATTGCGTACTACATTTCAAAACTAAAAGAAGATGAGAAAGCTGTAATTCTATCTAACGATAGAGACTTGTGTCAACTGATTGGTGATAGAGTGGGTATGTATGTTCTAAATTTAAGAACTATCGTCACAAAAGACACTTATTCAAAGTATTTCGACCATCATCTAACTAACCTTAAACTTATTAAAGTCATTTCTGGTGATAGTAGTGATAATATTAAAGGTATCCAAGGTATTAAAGAAAAGACACTTATAAAACATTTTCCTGAAATTGTTGAAAAAACTTTGACATTGGAAAATATAATTAGTAAGATTGATACTATACAAAACGAAAGGAAAAGTAGGTTGAAGAGTTTGGACAATATACTAAATAAAGTCACTGTCGGTGTACAAGGTAAGGACATTTTTAATATTAATGAAAAGATAGTCAATTTAAATAATCCTTTGTTAACAGAATCCTCAAAAGAAGATTTAGATTATTTATTTGATACCACTATTGACCCTGAAGGGAGAGAGATTAAAAATGTAATCAACATGATGATTGAAGATGGGTTGATGTTGGCGATACCAGGTGGAAGAGATGGTTACATAAATTTTTTACAACCATTTTTAAGGATTATAAAAAAAGAGAAAAATTATTATTTAAAAACAAAAAAAGAAACAGATGAAAAAAGCGTATAAAACGTACCCGTATGAATTCCTATTTTTAATTAACGGAAACCCAATAGTAGGAAGAAACTTCCCTATTTATAATTTTAATAAAGATTCTTTAACCTCTATAGAATTAAGAGATGTTATTGATGCTTGTGTGGATATACTTCAGAAACACTTTAAAAGTAAAACATATGATTATATGTACAAATACTATAACCCATATTTTTATACAACTAGTGAAGAAGAGACTACAGAAACTGAAACTGTAAGTATTTACGAAAATGAAGACATATTCACTTTTCAAATATTAAACAATAAAAAAGTAGTGATAGAAAAGATTTTTAGTGGTAATGATTACCCACCACAAGTAAGGTATGATGTTGATATTAGAAAAATTTTACCTAAAATCATTGATCAAATACAGCAAGGTATGAATCAAAAAGAATATGTAAAAAATTACTGCGATTATGAGTTAGACTGTATATTTATTAATAAGTAAATTAAAAAGAGTTATGGGTAAAGAAGAAGTTAAAAACTTAGGCTATTTAGGTTATAGTTTTCAGATTAAGTTGGTTAAACAAATGGTTGAAGATACAAAGTTTTCAGAAAGTATCTTAGACATAATATCACCGAATTATTTTGATAATGAGTATATAAGATTGATTATTGCTAGTGTTAAAGATTATAATGAGAATTATGACACTATACCAGCTTATGATACCATACGACAAATCATTAAATCAGAAGTTAGAAGAGAAATAGCTAGAGAATCTGCTTTAGAAATGGTTAAAGAAATTCAAGAATCGGATAGTAAAGATTGTTTACACACACAAGAAGTTGCCATTAAGTTCTGCAAACAACAAGAACTTAAGAAGGCTAATCAGATGATTGGTAAAATTTTAGATACTGGTGATTTTGATAGATATGAAGAGTGTGAAGAGATATTAAAACAAGCTTTAACTATCGGTGATACTAATGATAATGGGATTGATGTATTTCACGCTATTGAAGATGTATTGAGTGACGACTTTAGAGATCCAATACTAACCGGTATAGTTGGTTTAGACAACCTTATGGGGGGTGGACTCGCTAAAGGTGAACTTGGTGTTATCCTCGCCCCCTTCGGTGTCGGTAAAACTACTTTGGTAACTAGAATGGCTAACACCGCCTATAACTTAGGGTATAATGTGGTACAAATCTTTTTCGAAGATAACCCAAAAGTTATTCAGAGAAAACATTTAACTTGTTGGACTGAGATACCATTAAATGATTTAAGTGAACATAGGGATGTCGTAACAGAGATGATACCTAAACTTAAAAATAAAGAAGGTAATCTTATCCTTAAGAAAATGGCTAGTGATGGTACAACAATACCACATATTAAACAATACTTAAGGAAATTAACTTCTAATGGTATGAAACCAGATATTGTTTTTGTTGATTATATTGACTGTGTTACACCAAGTAAACAATTTAAAGATGAGTGGACAGGTGAAGGTAATGTGATGAGACAATTCGAAACTATGATATCAGAATTAGATATCGCTGGGTGGACAGCAATACAAGGTAATAGAAGTTCTATTGGTGCGGAAGTCGTTCAAGCAGATATGATTGGCGGTTCAATTAAAAAAGGTCAAATTGGTCACTTTATTGTTTCAGTTGCTAAAACATTGGAACAAAAAGAAGAGGGTAGAGCAACAATGGCGATTCTAAAATCTAGATTCGGAAAAGATGGAGTTATCTTTGAAGATATAGTATTCGATAACGGTACATTAGTAATAGATACTAATGATTCTAGTGATGTGTCTTTCTTAGACTTTGAAAAGGGTAGTAAGAAAAAAGATTCTAACTATATAACCGAATTATTGAAAAAAAAGAAAGAGAGTTCAGGAGGGTGATAATATAAAAGTTATCAAAACAAATCGACATATGTAATGTCGTTAAGGGAATACTCACCCTTAAAAGTTTAATAATAAGAAATAAATGAAGAATAAAAAAATGGACGTAACAAACAAAATATTATCAGATATAACGGTTTATATGAAATACGCTAAGTATATACCAGAATTAAATAGAAGAGAGACATGGGATGAATTGGTTACGAGGAATATGAATATGCACATTAGGAAGTATCCTGAATTAAAAGACGAGATCGAAGAAAAGTATCAGTTTGTATATGATAAAAAAGTGTTACCATCGATGAGATCAATGCAATTTGCTGGTAAACCCATTGATATC